CTGTTGAATTGGCTAGAGCAATACTAAGAAAGGCACAACAATGAACGCAAATGAACTAGCTGATTTATTAGATGAGTGCATGGAAGATGGTTCTACTGATTTGGTTTGTGTAGAGCAAGCCGCTACCATGCTCCGTGCGCAACAAGCTGAAATAGAGGCGTTGAAAGCGGAAATAAAACAATGGAAAGAATGGAAAGACTCATTAAACGGATGGAGTAAAAAATGAACAAACAACGTATAAACGAATTAGGGTCTGATATCAGAACCCTGCACAACGAAATAGTGGAACTTACAAACATAGGGGTGGTAGACAATGCCGCCAACTTAGAACCTACGTTTAATGAGAAGCTACTAGCCCTTATCAATCTAGCACTTGACTCAGATGACACAATGGAAAAGCTATTCAATCTGTTAGAAAAAAAGTAGTATAAAAACAACACAATAAACTTAAGTAAAAAACTGTAGTAAACTAACGACGGCAATCAACAAACAAAGGAGTTTATATGCCAGATATGCAAACTGAAGTAAAAAAAGTCTTAACCAAATGGACAACACCAGAGCTAAGACTAGAAGAAAAAACCGTTATTACAGAAAAAGAAAAGTCATTTAGCGAACAGGTCTACGATTTTATTAAGACTAATCCAAAATGTACAATGCCGCACATTCGTAAAGCGTTTAACATCACCAACAAAGACGATGCTTCTATTGCATCTACACTAAAAACCCTATACGACCGCCAGTTAATTGGGCGTGTAGCGATTGATAACCCTGAGTTTAAGGGCTATGGTAGACGAGTCATTTTTGTTTATTGGGCGGTTGCTACCACTTATGAGACGCAGATAAAAGGCTTGTATAGCAAGAAGAAAAAGATAGTTAGCATTGTGGCTAAGAAACAACAGAACAAAGCTAAGGGTGTGGCAGAAACAAATCATCAAGACCAACCAGCGGCCCCCGTTCCTCATACTAGTAAAACCAAGTTCAACGCTGAAGAGTTTGTTAATAGCCTTAACATCTACGATGCCCGCCATCTGTATCAGTTGCTTGATATTGTGTTTGGAAAGCAAGTAAAGTAATGAGTATTTTTGCCGCGCAATATATCCGTGATAAAACTGGTCTAAGTTGGGGTGAGGATTACGTGCTGGGTTTGATTGACAGCACCGCCCCTACTATCTATAGCCGTATAGCCGCTCTAGTAAACAAACAGAATGCGGTTACTTCAGCATCCGCTAATAAGTATCTCAAGTCCTTAGTCGAAAAAGGCTTGGTCTTGAGAGCGTCGGACAAGAAAGACTTACGCTTAATACACTACACTCTCACTACAAAAGGAGAAAAAATTATGAAGGAATTAAAGAATGCAGTTAAGTGAGCTTGAGGTGCTCAAGATGATGAAAGAAAATGCAGCGCTGTGTAACCTTGAAGCTGAGGTTATTGTTGCATTAAAAGCTTACCACTACAACGAGCAAGAGATCCTACAGAAGCAGCTAAACCATATAGTCACCTGTTTACACCGGATTGATGAAGTAAGGAAACGCAATGCGGAACTACAATGACACCCGAAGCCAAGGTAAAAAAGAAAGTAGTAAATGTTCTTAAAACTTTTGGGGCATATTACTTCTACCCTGTTACTGGAGGCTTTGGGCGTAGTGGTGTACCTGATATTGTGGGCTGTTACTTTGGTCAGTTTATTGCTATCGAATGTAAAGCAGGTAATAACAAACCGACTGCTTTACAAGAAGGGCAAATGGCGCAGATAAGACAAGCTGGTGGCACTGCTATATGGGTAAATGAAGATAGCATACACATAGTAAAAAGCTGGCTACAGCATGTAAAGGATACCCATGGATCAAAATGAAACATTTAAATCAGTAGAAAGTATTTTAAAAGACTGCATGAATGAAGAATCTAATGCCTGTGCTATTGTAGTAGGCTACAACTACGAAACCCAAATGGTCAGAATATATGGAATAAACATTGAGGAATGGGAAGTCCCTGATCTGTTACACGATGCGGCAGTAACTACTGGATATTATGTTGACCAGCATATGGCAAACCGAACTCTTAATTAAGGATACTTATGGATAATGGTATGACTTTAGAGGAAATTGCAGTTGCTCTTGGTGTCACTAGGGAGCGAGTAAGACAAATAGAAAGGAAGGCTTTATATAAAATTCAAAAAGAATTACGCAATCGAGGTATTACAAAGTACTCTGACGTAAGCGTAGAGCAAGTAGTGTCAGAAGTAATACGAAGCGGGTCACGACCCAAAGAATAAATAAAGGAGGATGTATGAGCAGTAACCCCAAGAAAGTAATTAAAGAAGATAAATCAGACCCAATCAAATGGGCGCAACCAAGAACCCCTAACCCACATACCATATATAAACCAGCAAACCACCCACGCGAACGTGACTTGGAAACATACCGAAGTACCCCTAGCTTAGTTACAGGAGGTTACCTATGAAAACCCCATACAATACAGGCAAAGTTAAAATTGGCAGTAACTACCACCCCGACTTGCGACCAGCCATTGATGCTGATATGGAATTCTTACAAACGGCATTTATTGGGAATATCTCAAAAATTAAACGACAGCGAGCGGCATGGGCTGTTTATATTAGTACGGTCATCTTCGTCGTATTCGGCATATTTTTATTTACTTAAGGAATCAGATGACAACCAAACCATTCGACCGCATACTGGTCGTGGACTTTGAAACGCGATGGGACAGGGCTACTTATACCCTGTCCAAAATGACTACGGAGGAATATATACGCGATGATAAATTTAAAGCATTTGGTATTGGCTGGAAAGAATACGGCGCTGAGAAACACCATTGGGTTACTCACGACAATCTGCCTTCATGGGTTGATGACGTTGATTGGAGTCGGACGGCGGTTCTTGCGCATAACGCCCAGTTTGATGTGGCGATTCTGTCGTGGGTTTACGGCGCGCGTCCTGCTTTTATTTTTGATTCTCTATCTATGGCTCGCGCTCTTAGGGGTGTGGAAGTCGGAAACAGCCTTGCCAAACTCGCAGAATACTACGAGCTCCCACCAAAAGGGAACGCAGTCTACTCTACCGACGGCTTGGAAGAACTACCACTAAACATAGAAGAAGAGCTGGCACAGTATTGCTTACACGATGTTTACTTGTGTGAAGCGGTGTTTAATTGTTTGAACGAAGAACTAGAAGGAGGGTTTCCAAAAGGTGAGTTAAAGCTTATTGACCTCACATTAAAGATGTTCATTAACCCTGTTCTTGAACTTGATAAGGAGATGTTAAATGAAGCCATTGCTGATGAGCGTGCAAAGCGCGAGGCGATCCTTTCAAAAGTTAACGTTGATGAAACGGCGTTGGCTAGTAACGATCAGTTTGCTCAAGTGCTTACAACACTTGGGGTATCCCCGCCAACTAAAATTAGCAAGACGACTGGCAAAGAAGCTTACGCTTTCGCTAAAACGGATGCCCTCTTCCAAGCGTTGCTTAATTCAGACAACGAAGACATATCGCTTATATGTGAAGCGCGCCTTAAAGTTAAGTCGACACTTGAGCGAACGAGAGCGCAGAGGTTCGTCGATATTTCAGAAAGAGGTACGCTACCTGTCCCGCTCAATTACTACGGCGCCCACACCGGTCGTTGGTCGGCGTCCAAAGGCTCGGGGCTTAATCTTCAGAACCTCAAGCGGGGCTCTTTCTTACGCAAAGCTATTCAAGCTCCGAAAGGTTATACCCTTGTGGTCTGCGATTTATCCCAAATCGAACCTCGCGTTCTCGCGTATCTCGCGGACTATGATGCTCTCCTTGGTATCTTCTCCTCGGGTCAGGATGCGTATGCGGCGTTCGGTGCGCAGATGTTCGGAATCCCAACCCTCAGTAAAGAGACACACCCCGACCTACGACAGTCGGCTAAGTCTGCCCTACTCGGTTGCGGGTACGGAATGGGGTGGGCTTCATTCTCTGCCCAACTACTCACAGGCTTTCTAGGTGCACCCCCTACTATGTACGATAAAGCATTTGCTAAACAGCTCGGTGTTACTGGCCAAGACATGCAAGACTTCATCGGGTGGGAGAAAAACCTTGAGAAGATGCGCGAGATCCCGCACACTTGTACAGAGGATGAGTTGCTTGTTCATTGCGTTGCAGCAAAGAAGATTATTGATATCTATCGAAGCACAGCCCAACCAGTAGTATCCTTTTGGCAGTTGTGTAGCGACTCTATTTTAACTTGCTTATCTAGGGGTAAAGAGTACGCATACAAGTGCATTACATTTAAGAAGGAAGGCATTGAACTGCCAAGCGGTCTGTCGATTCGTTACCCAAACCTTGAAGGACATGCCGATAACAAAGGCAGAATCCAATGGCAGTATGGTGGTGATGACAAGAACAAACCTAAGCGGTTATATGGTGGTAAAATTGTAGAAAATATTGTGCAAGCAGTAGCACGATGCGTCATGACGGATGGTATGCTACGGATACAAAAGAAGTATCCGTGTGTATTAACTGTGCATGATGAAGTTGTAGTACTAGTTCCCGAATCAGAAGCCGAAGAAGCAGAGATTTGGGTACACGCGCAGATGGTTGCAGATCCTAAATATATGTCAGGAATCCCTCTTGACGCTGAGACCGGCTGTGCCAAACGATATGGAGAAGCGAAGTGAAAAAGAAATATGCAGTACCAAAGGTAATAACAATAGGCAAAACCAAAATCAAAGTAGAGCTATACGATAGTGTGTTTGTCGGTAGGGATGAGTGCCGAGGCGCATATAACTACAGTAACCACACTATATCCATTGCTAAGCAGGCGGCATCGCGGCAACATAATACCTTATGGCATGAGATTACCCATGCTATTTTGTACGACATGGGCGAGTCCAAGCTTAACCGCAACGAAAAGTTTGTTAGTGGGTTTGCCGACCGTCTTGAACAAGCCATACGAACAGCAAAATTTTAATGGATAAAATTAAGTGGAGCCATTCAGGGCTCAAAGACTACGAAGGTTGTGCTAGGCGGTATCACGAAATCAAGGTACTTAAAAATTACCCATTCACAGATACCGTCCACACTATCTATGGTAAACAGGTTCATGAATCAGCCGAGCATTATATAAAGGATGGTAAACCCTTACCCCCTGAGCATGAGTTCATGAAGCCTATCTTGGATAGCCTGCTTAAGAAAGAAGGACGTAAACTTGCCGAGTATGAGATGGGGGTTAGGGAAGACCTGTCCCCATGTGATTTCAAGGCAGACGATGTTTGGGTGCGTGGTATTGCCGATTTGCTTATCATTGATGACGACGGTTTAAAGGCTTGGGTCATCGACTATAAGACAGGCAACGACAAGTATCCTGATAAAGACCAGCTAATCTTGATGTCTTTGATGGTGTTTGCGCACTTTCCCCACATCAGGCAGGTTAATTCAGCCCTGTTATTTGTAGTGAAAGGAAGCGCAGTTAAGCATAAAATGATGCTAGAAGATAAAGAATTTCATTGGTGGCGCTACCGCGAACGGGTTGCAAAGCTTAACGCCAGCTACGCTAATGATGTTTGGAATCCTACTAGTACCCCGCTATGTGGCTGGTGTCCTGTAAAAAGCTGTGAGTTTCACCGCAAACGTTATTAAGAAAGATTTATATGACTTACAAAAGAGATTACAAAGCCGAGTATGCAAACTACGATGGCACAGAAGCAGTAAAAAAGAAACGCGCCCAACGCAACAAAGCAAGACGTATGCTTGAGCGTGAAGGTGTAGTTCATAAAGGTGACGGCAAGGATGTAGACCATACCAAGCCGTTGAGTAAAGGTGGTAAGACGGTACGTAGCAACCTCAAAGTAAAGAGCGCAAGCGCTAATAGAAGTTATGCAAGAAAATCAGATGGCTCTATCAAATAAGGAGGAATGATGCCAAACGAAGAAGTAGTAAACATCCCGCATTATGATGATTATAGGTATTACAGCGATGATACAGTAGTAGAAGTAAAAGGTATCGGAGATGTAAACAGCACAGTAAAAGGGTCTGGCGCTAGGTACAACAGTAACAAACCGGACATGAGTTTAATACCCCTGTGGACTTTAGAAGATGAAGCTAGGGTATGGGACTACGGCACTAAAAAGTACAACGCGTGGAACTGGGCTAAAGGAATGCCTTGGTCTGTACCTTATGCTTGCGCTATGCGCCACCTAGCTGCATGGCAACGCGGCGAAGAGATAGATCCCGAGTCGGGCCAGCCACATTTAGCGCATGTAATGTGTAATATACGCATGTTAACTTTGTATGCAAAGACATACCCCGAAGGCGATGATCGCCCACCAAAGGAGTACATGGAATGAGCTTCGAAATCATGCAGCATGATGGCATGAAAGTTATTCAATGGTTCTTTAATACAGATGAGCTTATTAAAGCAATGCTTAATAACCCAAAAGACAGGTACTGGAGAATAGGATAAAACATGAGAGACGGCGGTAAAGGCGATACACCACGCCCATTAGGTGTACCCATAGAAATGTTTGATAGTAACTTTGAAACAATTTTTGGGAAGAAAAAACAAATAACATTAAAAGATTACATCGACCAAAAAGAAGAGAGAAACGAAGATGGAAATAATAGAGAACAAAGCTCTAGTATTTAGGACGCGTGACCCCGATAAGTACAGCATAATACCGCGCAGTAAAGTAGTAGGTGAAAATGGTGGTGTGTATGAGATGGCAGTATTTTGGGGGTTAGAAGAAGTAAGAGTATTAAGAAACTTAGGTATAAAAGATTTAGCGTCGCCTATAACAGCACGCTATGAGTGGCCAGGTCGGCACAAACCTTTTGCACACCAAATTGAAACAGCGTCTTTCTTAACACTTAACCCCAAGGCATTTGTATTTAATGACCCAGGAACTGGTAAGACATTAAGCGCTTTATGGGCAGCAGACTACTTAATGCGGTTAAAGAAAGTACGACGCTGTTTAATTTTGTGCCCTCTGTCTATTATGCATGATGCTTGGATGAGTGGTATATCTAGTAGCGTTATTCACAGGTCTGCAATTGTGGCGCATCATTCTCAGGCTAGTCGGCGTATCGAGATGGTTCAGGGTGACTACGAGTTTGTAATTGTCAACTACGACGGGTTAAACTTAATCGCTGAAGAAGTTGCACGCGATGGGCGGTTTGATTTGGTTATAGTAGATGAAGCTAACGCGTACAAGAATGCGTCAACCAAGCGCTGGAAATCGTTGAATAAAATTGTTCGGCCCGATTCATTACTGTGGATGATGACTGGTACACCATCAGCTCAGTCACCGATGGATGCATATGGTTTGGCTAGGCTAGTTAACCCATCCGGTGTTCCTAAGTTTGCTACTGCATGGCGCGACAAAGTAATGAAAAAACTTACTCAGTTTAAATGGGTACCAAAGAACGGGGCAGCTGAGGCTGTGTTTTCTGCATTGCAACCGGCCATTAGGTTTACCAAAGAAGAGTGTACGGACTTACCTCCTGTGCTCACTGAGACCCGCGATATACCACTAACACCCCAGCAGGTCAAGTACTATAAACTTCTTAAAGAGCGTATGGTTATGCAGGCTTCGGGTGAAACCATCACGGCAGTAAATGCGGCGGCTGGCGTTTCTAAGCTTCTGCAGATTTCTGCAGGCGCGGCTTACACCGATGCCCATGAGGTTGTTGAATTTGACTGTGCCCCCCGACTCCATGTTTTGCTAGAAGTGTTGCAAGAAACCAACAGAAAAGTAATTGTCTTTGCACCGTTTAGGCACAGCATTGAAACCATCCACGAGTTCCTTCTTAAGCACAATATAGGGGCAGAGGTAATTCATGGCGACGTATCAGTTAACAAACGTACCGATATATTTAAGCGGTTTCAAACTGAACCGAATCCGCGTATACTTGTAGTTCAGCCTCAGTCAGCTTCACATGGGGTAACCCTTACCGCCGCGGATACAGTAGTATTTTATGGCCCCGTTATGTCTGTAGAAACCTATCTACAGTGCATCGCTAGAGCAGATCGTATTGGACAGACGAGTACGAATGTTACTGTGATACACTTACAAGGTAGCGATATAGAAAAACGGATGTTTGCACAGTTAGAAAAGCGTGTTGAAGGGCATGACATTCTGCTGAATCTGTATAAGGAGGAGATAGGCGAAATTTAAAAACCCTATATTGGGTTGTATAGCTGTCTGTATTGATGTATAATAATTGACAAAGGAGGAAGTATGTCAGACGAAGCAATCCCGCTAGACAAACTAGCAAAGGTATATCGCAAGATATACGCAAAAGTAAACGAGCTAACAGTTCAGTACGAATCACAGCTCGAGGAACTTAAAACACAACAGGAAGAAATTAAGAATGCCATGAAGGATCAGATGGTGGCACTCGGTCTTCAATCTGTAAAAACAGACGAAGGCACAATCATCCTGTCACAAAAAACACGCTATTACACAGACGACTGGGATTCGTTCAAGACGTTTGTGGTAGAGAACGATGCACTTGATTTGTTTGAGAAACGCATTGCTCAGAAGAATATGGCGATGTTCTTAGAGGAAAATCCTGGCATTGTGCCGATGGGGTTAAACTCTATGTCCGAAGTTTCAGTATCAGTACGTAAACCAACCAAATAAGGAGTATTAAATGGACGACCAATTAGCACAACAACAAGCCGTTGAACAAGCAGCGCGTAATATCATGTTGGAGTTAGACCTTCGCAGGCTGGCTTTAGACACAGCTGCAAAAAGTATGTACGAAGGTAGTGCATACGAAGTAACAGAAACAGCCGAAGTATTCTTACAGTTTTTACAAACAGGCGTGGCAATAACCAAGCCAAATAGCACAGGAGCAGTAACAAATGAGTAAAGAACTTGCAACATTTAACCCCGCACAACTACCATCATTTGCTAAGAAGGTAGAACTATCTAGCCTTGCCCGTAGCTTAGCTGGTGGAGGCGGAACTAGCGTCAAACGTATTTCCATCAAAGGCGGTGTATTCCGTTTGCTAGCAGGTAGCGAAGAGAT